GTTAGAGCTCCACTTAAAATCGCTTTCAAGCGGACGGTAAATCTTATAACCGCAGTCAAAGCGGTAACGATAGCTGATACTATTACACGAAAAACGTTTTTCATTTATCCAATAATGAGTTATAGGTTTAACGTCAAATATACACAATAATTTCTTACTAATGTAAAATTGTTTCCAGTAATCAGCATCTTCCTTATTCCAAGGTCTTAATCTAACCTTTATTTGTGCTCTTGTTTTCTCTTGTATTTTAGGGTCCACCTTTTGTACAGTCCCTGTAGAACGTACACCAGCAGACAACCCAAGACTAAAACTTCGATCAACGTGTATAAGTGATTCATTATAATTTAAATTGTATTTGTAACTAATATAACCAAAACAATCAAAGCTATGTTCAGGACACCCAAAATCTTTGTATCTAAGTCTACCATTAAGCAGAGATATAGATACAGTGGGGTTGTTATCTTTACGTAGATCGCTTTTAAACCTTTTACTGGGGTCTTCAAAGTATGCACAATAATATTTAAATATCTGATACTCAGATACTTTATTAAGTATAGTGTCTTTAGTTAAGCTATCTTCGCTGTGTCTTGTATGTATCATGGTAAATAAAAAGGAAGGGGGAGGCTTTTATTGGTATTGTTGAGACATTTACCTCCCCACAACCTCTATTATTTATTACAACCAATCGTTGTCAGCCGCAACAGGTTCAACTGTCTTAACTTCTTCAGTAGCTGTTACTACTTCAGGACTGTAGCTTTGAAGTTGTAGATCGCTATTGTACTCAGCATTGAATGAACCATACTCATCATTCAAAGAACGTACAAAGATATCATCACGCTTAGGCTTAAGACGTCCGAAGCAACGAGTATATACTTGCTGATACTTACCATCTTTTACACCTAGCATAACTCTAAGCTTGTTATCCTTAAGAGCGCTAACAAGTGACTTTAACTCTTTAACGTCACCTTTAACAATATCATTGATAGTATCAAATGAACACTCACCTTCACCTGGAATATTAGCCCATGCCTTTACAAAGGCAATAAGAGCTTCTTCGCCTGGGTATGTACGACGTACACCCTCTTGCTTAAACCAATCTGGTGCAGTGTCAGGCTTCTCAGCCCAAGTTACTTGACCAAACTTGTTAGTTATCTGAAACTTACCAGTTTTAGATGCAGGGCGATGTTCAGCCCCAACAAGGAGTTCAACACGAGTGCTGAAGTTATGTTGCTCATTCTTAACCCAGAACACAAGTTTGTTCTTTACACTTTCACCTAGCTGTATGCCAGAATAATTAGGTTCAGTTTTCATGTTAATACCTAAAGAATGTAATTCTCCAAGGTTAGGATTAACTGCAATTACAGATACAGGTGCAATACCTGTGAATAGAGGTATACCACCTCCAGTTACTACTTCGTCAGAAGATTTAGATTGAATAGCCATTAGTCTTGAATTTCAGTTTGGTTATCATTATAAGAATTATAAAAATTATTTTCTGTAGGTTGTATAAACTCAGGATTTAAAGCTTCTACTAACTCTACACTAGCTTCATCTTGTTCTACAGGAATACTAGTTTGATTCACATCTACAGTGTCATCAATAAGTTGCACACGCATTACTTTTTGCTTTTTTACTCTTATACCCTGCAATTTAGGGTGTGAAAAGATAGCCTTAGCTTCTGCTTGTGTTAAACCATATTTCTTACGTATCTCATTGCGGTCAATACCGCTGTTAAGATCAGTTAATAATTGGGACACCGTTAAAGTTTTAGGTGTTTCTTCTTGTGCTACCTCTGGGGTAACGTCTACTCTTGCGTCAAAAGACATTTGTTATTTATTTAATCGATGAAAATCTTTGTCCACTCTAATTCAGCATCTAAACCTCTTAGATGCTCACAACGTGAACCTGCTGTGTCGTCGTTTGTTGAGTCAAACGAAATCTTTGTAGTCTTATCACCCCTATACACATAACCAATAGCGTCAGAGTTTGCACATGCAATCTCACGCAACTTACCAGATAGTGACAAATCATTAGCCTTAACCTCTTTACCATTTTTAGTTAGGTACTTGTCTTTCAAGTGACCAACAAAAATGACATGTGGAGCCAATTGTGACAGGCGATTGAACCACTTCATGAAAGCCCTACGTAGATACAAGTAACCGGCACCGTTGGGCAGTGACAGTACAGACAGTCCTTTGTTATCTTTATCAAAGTTCTTACCCATAGGGGTAGCTCTATACAATTGCTTAGCTTCTTCCTCACACCAGACTTCAAGCTGTGTGATGGTGTCAATAGCAATATACTTGTAAGGTTTTCCCTCGCTCATAATGGCCTTCCCAATCTTAGCAAGCTCAGCGAGAGAGTTTACTTTGATCTTGAGTGCATCGATCATATCTGACCCGTCTTCGAGGTCAATGATAAGACACCCCTGAAGTTGTGAGAGAGACGTGGTCTTACCGATCTTCGGTGGACCATATATAATCATGTTTTTAGGGCTTTTACGTGCCGCTTTAATAACTTTTGTAGGTAATTCCATCAAGCTCTTATTTTTTACAATTTGTATAGCCTTGAGCTTTACACCTAGCAAACTTAAAACCTCTGTTGTACCCACATCTGTATGAGTCCCCACAATCCCAATCAGGAGTAGGTGCCCATGGTGCAGTAGGACACCAAACGTTTTGTCCTTTAATGTCTTTCCATCCTTCACAATGCCCTGTCTCCCAACCTTCTTCAAAAGCTGTAAGAGTCTCTGACTCAGTAAAGGAAGTAAGTGTTACTCCTGCTACAATACACAGCGTAAATGCTGTAAAATAAAATACTTTTTTCATGTTTAGTTTAGTTTATGAAATATATTATAATTTAATTTAAAATAATCGAACCAATGAGCTACTCGTTTTTTAAGAGCAGGCTTGGTAACTGTTTCTCGTTTCTTTTTTAGAGTCGCTCTTCTACGACTTAGTGTCTCTTTCATTAATAGTAAATGTTGATAAATCTGTTTCGAATGGGATCATACCTAGCAACCCATCACGGTTCTTCTCTATATGCACTGCCATAAGACCCATAGGATCTTCACCGCAGTATTTGTCAGTAATTCCATACAAGTCATTAGGACGTTGTAGCATCATAACTACATGTGCATCCTGACCAATAGAATCACCCCCAAATAGATCTGTTAGAAGGGGCTGGTATTGTTGTTTAGCACGGTACTCTTGCTCAATGTTACGGTTTAGTTGAGACAGAAGAATATTAATAGTCTGCATCCTAGCCTGCATCCACATGCAAGCCTTAGATAAAACATTAAGTCTTTGTAACTCTGTCTCTGCATTACCGAGAACCAATCGAGAGTGGTCAATCAAATTAATAATAGTAGCAGTAGGAAATTTCATGAATACCTGTTCATTAATGTTCTTTACCTTGTCCATATCTTGGGGTATAGAACAGAAGTGTATAGGATACTCTTTGTATTTCTGTACTGAATTTACATATTGACTGTATTTTATATCAGATAATTTGTTCTCAACAGAGAGTAACTCAGCTGTCTGCATCTTGGTATCTTTACTACCAGCACGCAGTATCTGTTGTTCACCCGGCATCTCAAAGCTCCAATACAAAACAATTACTTCTTTATCTGTATTACTATCTAATACATCAAAGATTAATTGATTTGAAAAGGCTGACTTCCCAACACCAGGTCTACCTGCAACTACATACATCTTTTGAGGCTGTAATCCCCCCATCAAGTTTTTGTTCAGCCTAGCCCATTTAGTAGGGTAAACTAGTCTTTTACCCTCCATACCCTTACGGACATCTTGAATAGAACGTTCAACTGATTTAGAAATATGCCGTAGTTGAGGTATATCTGTTATGTTATAGCTGACGCGTGATGCGTCTTTGTTCTTCGGGAGATTGCTCATCGTTTATATCTTCATATTTCTCCCACGTGTAGTTATTGATCCAAGTAGGTAGCATCTGCATATACCCAAGGGTATCTGTAGACTTCCTTAGTTCTAACTCATTCTCCAAACACTTAACAATTCTATCGTGTAGTATCTTACTACCGTTTAAAATTCTTTTATACTTTTCCTTAGCTTTAGCATTGGCTTTAGCATGTGCATTTTTAGCTCTAAGCACACGCATATTGCCTTTGTTATAAACTCTTAGAGGAAAAGAGGAGAGAAGCTCAGACCACAAAGCGTCGAAGGAAGTCTGGAATAAATCCAGAAATTCCTGTCGTACTATGTGATCTTGCAGCTCCTCCCCTAACTTAACTAAGCCCTTGGTTTGCAAGGCCTCTGTGTTTGGTTTTAGTTCTAACTCTGTAATTAAATCATAACTTGTGGCGTACAAGAGATACAAATATAAGAAATCATCAGCAGTTATCCCAAACTTTTTTAGAATATCTGTGTTGATACTTACAATCATACCAATTATTTAAATATTGCCGTTACCTCTCTACCATTTACTTGTATAGTAATATCTTGTGAATCCTTAGTAAGATTCATCAACATTTCTCTAACTCCTTGATTTGTAGGAGGTTTACTATTAGTAGACGGGGTCTTAGTAACTTTTGGTTTAGACATTTCATAGTATTTACTACGAACACCTGTCCATTTGTAGTTTTTACCATGTCTTTTCTTCAACATTGTAGCTACTCTAGTAGAAGCATCTTCAATACTTTTACCAGCTTTTCTGTGCATAGTCATTGCTGTAACTATGTCTTTTTTAATTTCCTTTGTATATTTCATTTTAGGAATAATTTGAGATCTTCACCTCGTTGAACATTTTTTAACTTAGAGACTGCCTTATTAAGCCAAGTCTCTTCTTGACTGTCTTTCACGTATAGTATATATACACGTCCGACTTTGTCTTCACTTTTACGTAGGAGTCGTCCTACACGTTGAATCAAGGGCAAAGCCTTACTTTCCAAGCCTACAATGATCCCAACACCAACGTCAGGGACATTAAAGCCTTGATTCAAAGCCTTAGTAGTACACAGTACACGACATCCCCCATCTCTAAAACACTCAAGAATATTTTCTCTCTTCTTAGGTGTTTTACCAGAGTGATAGCTTATACCATCTACACATTCAGCGATTTCATCAGCAAAAGCATTACTGCCACCAAAAGTGAGAACTTTATCATTCTCGTAGTGATCTATAATAACTTTCGCTTCATCTATTTTGTACGCAGCATGTTGTACAACCTTCTTCCTGCCTCTAATGGCATTCATAAATTGTGCAGCCACACCTTTATTA